TAAAATTAAAAAATCAAAAAATGACAGACAAAAAAGAGAAGGTTTACTTACCAAGTAGTATCAAAAATATTGATACGAAGTATGGTACAATGATGGTTGCTAACTTTAAGATGGATGAACTACAAGCAAACTCAAAGAATGGTTGGGTTTCTATGGTGATTTCAGAAAGGAGAGAACCATCTGAAAAGGGTGCAACTCATTACGCTTATGTAAATACTTATGAGCCACCAAAAGATTCTAAGCCAACAACTGCTAAGAAATCTACAGTAAAAACAGATGATGACTTACCATTCTAATGATTAAATGGAAAAAAACAACTTATCCTAGCACTTTCATCAAACTATCTGATGAACTTGCTAAGGTAAGGAGTATGTTATCTGCTGATGTTTACAATAAAAACACAGAAAAATATAGAGGTAATCAAGAACACTCTATATCTCAGTTAGGAATATTTGCAGAACTTATTGCAAGACATCTGATGGAGAACAACAATGGTATAAAATATAAGGCAGCACTACTGCTTGAGGAAAGACCAATTGTTGAGGCTGATTTAATTATGCAAGGTATTGGTGAAACACATTACATTGATGTTAAAGGCGTAAGAAGTGGTGGAGATACGCTTAGAGTCAATTTTAAAGCCCATAACAACCCTAAAAAGAAAATTACGCACTATCTGTTCATACAGCCATTGAACGCCTTATACGCAAGATTTTGTTGGTTTACTCACGAACAGGTAAGTGAATGGACTGTAGTAATGTCCACCTATACAGAGTGCTATGAACTAGAAATACCAAAAAATAACTAAAACTAAAAACAATGAAACAACAACCAAACTACTATGCTATAATAAGTGCTGAGGTTAGGTATGATAAAAACCTAACTGCAAATGCTAAATTATTATATGCTGAAATAACTGCACTACTTAACATCAATGGTGAGTGCTTCGCTACAAATAAATACTTCTCTAACCTTTATGGAAAGAGTACTGTTACTATTTCTAAATGGGTAAGCGAATTAGTCGCAAATGGTTATATATCAACTCATTACATCTACAAGGGAGGTACTAAAGAAATTGAAAGGAGGTATATAAGAAAACTTAAAGGGGGTATTAAAGAAAACTTTAAGGGGGGTATTAAAGAAAACTTTAAAGATAGTATTAGTTTATCTAAAGATAAACATATTAATAATAAAGGGGCTTCTTTTAAAAAACCAACTGTTAATGATATTAAAGAATATTGTTTATGGAGGAATAATGGTATTGATGCAGAAACTTTTTTTGATTTCTATGAAAGTAAAAATTGGATGGTAGGTAAAAACAAAATGAAAGATTGGAAGGCTTGTATGAGGACTTGGGAGAAAAGACAAAATAAAACTAATAACAATAACACTACATCACACAGACATAAAAAAGGAGGAGATTATGGTGATGGTAAATTTTAAACTATGAGAACAATAGAAGATACATTTAAAAATGCAGACTTCCTGCAGCCAAAGGTTTACAACAGATATAAACTAGGAGCAAGAGAAGAAATAAAAGAAATGTTCATTAAGTCTTTTGAGTATTACGATAGAACAGTTGATAAGTATGAGCATTTACCTGCTTATGATGAGATTATTGACTGGATGGTAGATACTAAAGGTAGAGGTTTGATGTTGATGGGCGAGTGTGGATTAGGTAAATCAACTATCTTAAACTTTGTTATTCCTGCTATATTCAGGACTAAAACAAATAAGATATTAAGAAGCGTTCCTGCAAAAGAATTAGGTGCAGTTGATAGAAACAAAGCACCATTCATTATCATTGATGACTTAGGAACTGAGAGTATTAAAAATGATTATGGTACTAAGATAGATGCAGTTGCTGATGCAATATCTTATGCTGAGGATAGTTCTAAAACATTACTAATCACTACAAATTTAACACCTTTAGCACTTAAAGAAAGATATGATGAAAGGACTTTAGATAGGCTGAGGAAGTGTAAAGTGGTGATTATCAAGGGGAAAAGTTTTAGAAACTAATTTGTATAAAATTGAAATATTTTTATATATTTGCATTGTGAAAACATTTATGATAATATGGGGAGTGGTTGTAATTACTTGTGTGCTAGAAGCCTATTTCTACTCTACCTTAATAGAAGATGAGTATAGTGGGGATAAATAATAATAACTATAATAGGGAAACTCTGAAACCCTTAAGCGTTAATATTCCTTTTTTTTTCTAACCCCACTATGCTTATTAAATAAACAATATGAAGAAACGAAAATTAAATAGTAAAAATCCTAAGTATAAAAAGGATAATGAAGAAAAATTAGTTGTACTTAAAAAAGTTTCATTAACTGGTAAAGCAAAAGGTTATGGAGTTTGGTATAAAAATGAAAAATAATATGGAGGGGAGAACTTACAAATCAATTAAAAGCGTATTGAAGCATCACATTAAGACTGGAGTAAAGTCTTTATGGACTTGGAAGAATGATAACTTCACAATGATATACGAAAACTATGCAGGTGATGATAGGATATATACAAGTAATCAACTTTTAAAAATATTAAATGATGAATAGTGTAACTATTGGTGCTTTAATGATTGTTGGTGTTGTGATTTTATATATATTTGCTTTATCCTATGTTGAAGGTAAGATAACAAGACAAGAGAATGAGAAGTTAGAAAACAATATAGATAAATTAGATGACAAAGCATAATAAATATTATAACGATAAAGGTAGGAATGGATGGACACCTACTACCACTTGGCAAGATGAGGTGGTAGAAGATAAAGATAATAAATGGAGTGGAGGTAAAATTAATCCTAAGATGCTATTAACAAAAGAAGAACTTATGTTAGATTACAGTAAAGAGAAAACTCCAAACTATTACATTGGTAAAGTTTATGGATATGAGGCTAGGAAAATAATTGAGGACTTTGATTTATCTTATAATGTCGGTACTGCCACTTCATATCTACTGAGAGCAAAGCGTAAACACGAAACAAGTGTTGATTGCATACAGAAGGCTATTAACCACTTAGAGTTTGAGTTAGATAAAATTAAAAATGAAAAAACCAATCTTTAGAGTATTTGTATCTTACGAGATAAAGAGTAAAAAAGTTGTAACTAGGAAAGTAATTACAGGAATACTAGATACATTTGTTCTTACATCTAACATCAAAGAAATAGAGAATGACCAAGAATTAATAGATAGAATTTGTTATATAAATAAAAAGAACCTAAACAAAGTAGATGTTATAATTACAAGTATTGATATTGAAAATCAATATGGTGAAACTACTGATAGGTTTGAAGATGAATATTAGATTATGCCAAAGATTAGAAAGATAAGAATAGAAGATAGAAAAGATAGTAGAGGTGGTGGTTATTCCAGAAGAAAGTTTACTGTTGCTGAAGCAGATGCTATCAGAGAAGAATACAATACTGCTACAGAGAAGATAACTATCTCATCTCTTGCTAGGAAGTATAGTGTATCTCAACCTTTAATGTACCAACTAATAAAGGGTAAGACCTATACTGATGGGGGAACAAGGGGTGTAGGGGGTAGACATAGGGGGTATAAGGGGGTATAGGGGGTATGGCTATGAAGAAAGAAGCATTAGTCCAATCATCATTCTGTACCTATATACAATACACCTACCCTAATGTAAGATACTGTGCCTCACTAGGTGGTATAAGAACCTCCATGAAACAAGCAATACTAGCAAAGAAAACTGGATATGTTAAAGGCTTCCCTGATATGCAAATCTGTAAAGTCAATAGTGAGTATGCAGGACTATTCCTAGAAATCAAAGCAGATAAGACTTGCTATCCATCCAAAGAACAAAAGCAATGGGTTGCTGACCTCAATGAAGCAGGTTATTATGCTAAGGTAGTTAAAGGACTTGAAGAATGTATGGATGTCCTTGACTGGTATATGAAAATAAAATAATTTTCTAAAAAAACTTTTACAAAAAACTTTTCTTGAAACTGTTTCTGTTTTGAAACTGCCTTGTTGAAACTGCTGTTGAAACTGCCCTGAAACTGCTGTGAAACTGCTAGGTATATGGGTATAAAAAAATAAAAAAATTTTTTGAGATTTTTCAGAATTTAACATAATGTAAAAATATAATTGAAATAAAAATTGTTAATAACTTTATTTTAAAATATTAGTATAATTAAAATATTTTTCTATTCGCATATGCGTTCTATTTACTGTAAATTTTCAACCTCAAAAATTGAGCCAACCAACCGAACCACAAAAAGCGCATATATACAATATATAAAAAACAACTTTTTCAATATAAGTAGTAAAAAAACGACTAAAAAAAGAGCATAAAAAATACATCATTTTAAAAAAACTTTAAAAAAAAGTGTATTTACTAGAGTAAAATAAATATTAATATTTTTAACAATTTGTTTTGTAATGTTAAAAAGTGTTGTATATTTGCAGTATAAATAATTTAAAAAAATAAACAAAATGGCAACAACAACAAAATACAATCACTTATTCACTGAGGAGAACATTTTAAAAACTTGCATAAAATTAAATATGAGAGATTTAGCAAATGCAGATTTAGGAAGTAAAGAATTCCATAAACTTGCAAAGTTAGTTGCTAATGGTAGAAAGAAATTAAAAGAATTAAATAAATAAATAAAACTATGAAAACAAAAACACAAAACACAAAACTAACAAAGGAAGAAAAAAACTTTTTTAATGAATTATTAATGG